TTTTGTTGCGAGAATGATAGATCATTGCATCACCGATGCTCATATCAAACCGAATTTTATCCTTACCAAAATCCAATGCCATTGCAATAAGAGCAAATGCGGTAACTGGATTGGTAGTTTTGTAGCACGGGAATCCTACAAAAATGTCTCTGCCTGCAAACTCACAACGATATGAAGGCATTCCATCTTGATTGCGAGATTCTACAATCGGATTATTGTATTCTTCTACCTTTTCGACCTCTTGCTTTGGTTTACGACCACGCTTTTGAGCCTTTGGTTCTTCTTCTACTACTTCTTTCTTAACCTCTGGCTTCTTCACATCGCTTGGCTCGTCATAGTGAGAGAAATCACGCTTGGGAGCTTTAGGAATATGCTGGTTCAGAACTACAGGCTTCTTACCGGGCCTAGAGAATGGATCAGCAGAATCCAATGCGTTCATTGTGATCTTCTCGTCTGGAGATACTTTTGTTTCCATATTTATAACATTTATAATTTATTACTAATTTGTATAAATTTAGTATAAATGCCACCGACAGGGGTTGAACCTGTAAACTCAGTGGCGTTTTATATTAACCTCCAAGAGCCTCATCAAGGCCAAGATCAATAGCATCAGAAGCATTCATCTTAATGCGATCATTCATACTGCTAGTCTTAATCACAGACTGTGTAGCCACAGACTGCTTTGGAAGTTTGCTAGATGACTTCAAGGCATTGTTCTCAGCAGTCAACTTTTTAACTTGATCTAATAGCGCATTTTTCTGGGTCTGCTCAGTCCGCAATTGATCTGCGAGAACATGACTAAACACAGCGGCAGCGGCAACATTAGCGCGATCCTTTGAAGTTGTAGGCCAAAGAGCAGATTCAAACTTTACAGCAAGATCAGCAACGCGAGAATTGTGAGCTTGAATCTGCTGAATTTGATCTTGAGTTGCGCCTTGAGGAATTTCAGCATACCTAGCCCAAGGAAGCTCCTTAGTTAGATTGTCAATCTCTTGGTCAATTTCAGTAACAGTCTTTTCATACCACTGACCTTTCTCCATCTCACGCTCTTGAAGAATCTTTTCAGCATTCTCAGCGGCATATTGGATTTCACTTTCCTGTTTGTCTCGCAAATCTGCGACATCAACAAGATTTCTCTTCAGCTTTTCAACATCAGTGAATGGGATGTTATCAAATGCTGGATTTTTCCAGAACGCATCATTGATCTTATCTGGGCCTCCAGCCTTCTCAATGCTAGTAATGACATCTTCAGAGGCTCCATGCTTGCGAAGAATGCCATAGATGTTCTGCTTGGCCGACTCAATCGGACGAGAGTATTTCGACTGAAACTCAGGATCATTCTTGATGTCGAAAATCTGACGAAACTTCTTTAGTTCTTCGTAGTCTTGCGGGATTTGCGCTGGACTTTGCTCAAGCTCTTGTAGCTTTTGACGGAGTTGCTGCGCTTCTTCTGCTTGCTTTTTGTATGTGCTTGCAGTTTCTTGGAGCTTACGCCAGTTGCTTTGGTTTTTTTCCGAAAGATTTCTGGGTTGCTCAATAGCTGCGATTTCAGGGTCGATTTCTGTTGCTTGTTCTTGTTGCTGTTGGCTAGGATCAACTTGACTCGCTCCAGTTGCTTCCTGACTTTGTGTTTCCACAGCAGGTGCCACATTATCTTCAGATAGGCTTTGTTGAGTAGGCTCACTATTGACTTCTTCAGGTTCATTATTCGGTTCTTCTTGTTGTTTAATTACCTCATCTAAGAGATTATCAATTGCTGACTCTGTTGAATCATCAATCCTGTCAGCATCAAGGCTAGGGTTCCCAAAGCCAGTAACGTCTGGCTCCACGATGTTTTCTTCTGTTTCTGTCATATTTTATTTATATTTAGTTTATCTAGTTATCCGCTAAAATCAGTATAATTCGTTATACTGCGAAATTATTTATTTCATTGATTTTGCTCCACGGCAACGCCATTTTTTCCTAGAAAGTCGGTTTGGACTATTGGGATCATTTTTCCAGTTGCCCTTGATTTTCAATGACCTAGCGCAATATGCGTCACCTTTTTTTGTTCCCGGACGAATACGATCTTTCCCATCTTTTGCTTTACCAGCTTGACCATACTTGATAGTGCGAGTCCGACCAGTAGCTTTATTCACTACAATCTTCGTAAAGCGTTTTTTAATCGTTGCAGCCATAATTACATGGTTGTGAAATTGCCATTAGAGCTATCATCTGGACTTTCACTCAAAGAAATCAAGTCATCAATTTCTTTCAAAACCTTCTCGAATCCTTCCTTGTATTTTGCCTGCAATGCAACTTCTTCAATAGTTTTTCCATCACAGGTAGGGATTCGTGATTGCAGATATACCTTTAGCTTAAATCCACTTTTTTGCAAGTAATCACGAAACTTGGCAGAGTCTTCCGACTTCCAATTCATATTTATTTATTTTGTTCTTGAGTTGCTGGAGCGGAAACATCACGCCCAAACAAATTAGGGCTAATCATGGTTGATGCTTTAGCCCTTAAATCTCCATACATACCTTGAGCGGCATTTAGATAACTCTTCAAAGACTCATCTGGAGATCCGCTCATTCCTTGTTTTTCAAGTTGAGAATAAGTAGCGGATTCAGTAGGAGACATAGGCTTTGCTCCGCCAGCACCAATTTTCATTTGGTTCTCGCGGTATGTCTTCATTGCATCAGTTTGTCCACCCATAATTTTTAAGTTAAATTGTTTTTTCTGCTTCAGTCAAACCATTTTCTATAGCATCATAAGATGACTTTGGTTTGTTCATCACAAATTCTGGAATTGTTTGTTTAATTTCCTCCCAGTCTTTTAAGTCTGGCCTAGAGATTCTTGATGCTTTATAGACATCCATAAGCTTTCTTAAGCCACGTCTTGTATCTGGTGAAAAATTTTGAAATCTCTCATTTTCAGGTATAGCTTTTTGCTGACTAATAAAGTCCTCCAATTCTTCTGGAGTAAATCTTTTTCCATACAAATAAAACGCCTCACGCTGGATTCTTCCAAGCTGATTTGCTAACTCAGAAGGCTTATCCATGTGGGTTGCGCCTAATAATTTTTCTCCGACTTCTTTTCCTGTTGTTACATTGTGTCCAACCTCATGTTCAACAGTTCCAAGAAAATCACTTACTGGATTTTCAAATCTTTTTTGCAAGTCTTCTTTTGTATAAAGATTTTTATACAGAAAATTCTGAAAGGCATTTTGCGATTTAGGTTCTTGAGGCATATCCATCTCAAGAATTTTACCAGTAGAAGTTGCAGCTGCTATTGGCTCTTGAACTACAGCTTTCTTGTCTAATGGAGAATAATATGAAACAGCATATTCGCCAGACGAAACTGGTATTTGTTCTCCAATTTTCTCATAATCCATTTTCATGCCAAGCTCAGATTCTGGAGAACCAACCTGCCTTTGTGCAGCATACGCCTTGGCTTTTTCAACCTCAGATTGCATCGTTTCCTCTCCACCATAATAAGGAGCAATCATTTCACCCAAAGATATGTTCTGCTGGCCGGTTGTCAGCAAATCTTTGTATTGCTTTAACAATTGTGGATTTTCATGCAATGGCGCGTCGCCTAATGCTTGAGGTGTTTTCTTTTCAGTCTTCCAATTACCTACAGGCTTTGCAGTTGATCCACCCATATTTTATCCAGCAGTTGGAGGCTTTGGCGGATTAGCAACATCATTAACCATTCCAAACTGAGTTGGAATTTCTTCTGCTGCTTTTCCTGCTTCACGCGACTGACCAAGACTTACACGTCCACTTCTAGTCCCACCCATTGAAGGAGGTGCTGCGGCTGGCTGCAATGATGGATGGATTGGCGTTCCTTGACCTGCGGTAAGGTGCATGAATGCCTTTTCAGCAGATGCGCGGAACTCAGATAGCTGCTCCCTGCTTGCTCCTTTAGCCTCTGCCTGCATAACGTGACCCATGAAATGCTCGATAGCTTTACTTAGCGGCTGAACCATCTCTGGGGGCAGTGATCCAGCAGGGGCATTCTCAATCAACGGCATTAGCTTCTGAGACATAACGCTCAAGTGAACCATGTCATTATCGCGTGGCGATACAGGAACTTCTTGTCCAGCGATGATTGATTGAAGTTCAATAATCTGTTGACGAGTTGCTTCGATTGCCAAAGATTCAACTTGATCTTTAGGCAAGATAACTGCATTAGCAATGCTCTCGCCAAGCTTGCGGCTCCAATCTAGTTTGAGCAATTCATCTTGGTTGACATTTGGATTGCCCATGTAACGCTGGATCATCATGTCAAGAATCTGATCATTCTGAGCTTGAGTATCAGGCAGTAATTCTTCAGCAGGACTGTAAGCCATAAGAAGAATATCTGAAGGAGGAAGATTGCGCTCAAGCATATTCAGAACGCACGCAATTGCGTCCTCATCCAAATGCTCTGGAACTTGAAATGGAACCATAAAAGATGGAAGCTCCATTACACTACGATCAAATGCGTCGACAACATCTGCCCTAGCCCAAACAGCGTTAGGCACAAGCTGACGAGCGATGTCCAGCTTAGTCTTCAGTTCAGATGCCGCCTTAATATGCTCTGGATGGCAAATCCCACGCTGCATACGTTCAACAGCATTGCTATACTGCTTCGTGAAGCGCATCAAAATTCCTTCACGGATTTGATTCTCGATAGCAGCAACGCGATTAATTTCCGATGCAGTGACTTTCTGATCCCGCATTCCAAGGGCAGAACTAGGAAGGAATGTGCCAATCTGAATTTCAGCAAGACCAGAGATAAAGCGATCCAGCGTCAAGAAATCATTGACATTTGCTGGCATATTCTGCGGTATAACTTCATATCCTTCAGCAATATATGCTACAGGATGATGAACAGTAAGCGGTGCTGCTCCAGCTTTGGCATTCGGGCCTTTCTTGAGCAGAAGCATTCCAGACAAGTAGGAATTATCCACAACAAGGTTTCGAGCCTTCTCAACAGCAATGTGTGTGTTGTAAAGATCTCGTCCAGCACCACGGGAACTCATTAGATTTCCACTGCCAATCTCAACGCTGAACAATGCCAAGCATTCGCTCATTCGGTTGTAACGATCAAGCTGGGTGCAAATCTCATCTCCGCTTTTATCGTCAAACAAAAATCGGCTAATCTTCCCATGCGGCTCACGAACAAGAAGCTCGCCAAGCTCTACATATTTTGCATCATTTTCGTAGCTTGCTCCATAGCTTCCTTCACGAATCCAATCCTCATAGCGGCGAGCATCGTCATCAGCATCAAGTGTTCGGCCAGCAGGTATTGCATTGTTGATTGCTTTAACAAGATTCTTAATATGCCAGCCAGCCATTGCTGACATTTGCGGATCTTCAAGAACTGGCAAAAGCTCTGCGATCTGGTAGCGTCGTTTGCGCCCCCAAATAGGAGTTGCGTCAGTCTCTTGAGGAGTCTCGATAGAAAAGAACGTGTAATCTTGGCGTAGGAAATCTGGCTTCCAGTCACGAAGGTCATCCCAGCAAAGACCACAGAATCCGAATGTAGTATTTTCGTGGACTACTTGAGCAACAATATCGTCATGTCCCTTCCATCCACGAATGCACTTTGTGATTTCTTCACGGAAAATCTTTGTCTTGTTTTCCGTATCTACACCTTCAATTGGGTATTTTGTGTATGTAAGCGTAGGTGCCTGCTCAATAACTTGCTTGAAAGGAGGCTGAATACGGCTAACCATCGTGGACAAGAATCCTGTTGGTCGGTTGCTGCGCCAGTTCTGCCCCATGCTTTCCAACTTCTTTGCACTATACGGAGGCTCGTTATTAAGCTTTTTCTGGATTAGCTGATTCTTGCGATTGCGCTCAACATTCTGCTGCTTCAAGCGACGATATGCAGAATGAGCCTGTGCAGTATCTTTGAACGTCCGCCTTACCTTGAGTGTCTTTGGATCAACAGTATCTCCATTGCTAGTAGGAGAACGATCTTCAATCTCAACATTAAGTGTCCTCGGCTTAGTCTGGTTATCTGTAATGCGAGGAGCCTTGTTAGCGTATGTATCGGTAACAATAGCGGGTAGCGGTTTTAAAACATCTGCCATAATTATTTATTATTGTTCAACCAGCAAAAGTTTGGCAAATCATTTGATTCAGCCAATTTTTCTTTGTCAAAGAAAATCGCAGTTCGGTTATCATGCCTTAATAGCTTGCACCCACCTAATACTGCTGAAGATTTCGTATCTCTTGCATTGCGAATGCTTGCACATATACGATCTGTTGCTGCAATGCAAGAAGAACATCCGCCACGCCAATTAACATTATTTGGACAATTCCTGCATATTTTAGCTCGTTCTTCAGCAACTTCATCACTAACAAGCTGATTCCGCTCGGTTGAATAAAGAATATTTCTAGCCCAAGTAGAAATGTCATTCATCAACTCCGTTCTTGCAGTAGGGCTAGCAACGCTTGTCACAACAACCATATCTACGCCATGGCAGAAGTGAGGCCAATTACCACAAATATAGTTAGTTACATCACCTTCAACGTCTCCAACTGGAATGTAGTTTTCTGCACGATAATTTGTTACATTTTCGAGTAGATTTTTATAACTGCTACCAGAAATCTTAACATCACCTTCCATATAGTGATGTCCGCCCGGAGGTATAATTCCAACAATCGGTTTAGGCATAGTTATTCGGAAAAATCAACATATTCCATTTTCTCGATTCCTTGCAAGGCTTTTGTTCGTTCTGGTAGTTGAGGTTTAGCATCATTCATAGTCGCAATTGCGCCTCCACGTTGTCTCAAAAGAAACACAAGTAAAGAAAGCGAATCCAATGCGTCAGGTGAATGTTGTCTTGTGCGCTTGCAATAGTCGCCTTTGCTTTCGACACGAACTAATCCTTGCCCCTTCTGCTTGTATCGCCGAGAAGTTGCTTGCCTAACCAATTCTTCACTGCGGAAACCGGGTGATATTTTTAGATATTCAAACTCTAGATACTTCGCCAAGCCAAATATCAATTCAGTTACAACGCCAGAATAAAGCTGTGATGCTGGAAGTGAATCGTCACCGAGGACATGGGTATCCGTTGCAGCGGTTGAGTAATTCACGCCAAGAACATCACCAAACAATGTGCAAAGAGAATCATGGATACCAGCACCATTTCCAGTTCGATCTACGCAAACCCAATTTGGAGCAATACGCATTTGCTTGCAGAATCTGACAATATTTGCCGACTGCTCTAGTGTCGCGGCCTTTGGAAATGGAATCTGAGAATCCAGTTGCAAGACAACCTTGGGATTCTTGTATTCGACAAATTTACCACTCATTGGCGTATAGCCGTCAGAAAGCCCAAATCTGCCGTAGGAACAGATTACTTGGTCGTTA